CTTTGGTTCTGTAGTTGTTACATACACTAAACCATCGTTAGTCATGCCAGTGACAGAACCAACGCCTGTCTTATAAATAAATGCCGATCCATTAGTTAGTGCAGCTGGGATTACGCTGTTGTCAATAGTACGATTTTTAAAATAGATGTAATCATCGACTGTATTAACATTTACTCTTCTAAGAGTGTGAGTACCAGCACCGCCAGGTCCAGTTACATTAATAGGCATTTATTTCTCGTTTCCTATAAAAACGTGATGTTAACGGAACCTTCTCCGCTAACTCCGTTGCCGTTTGATTGATTTGCACCATTATTGTAAGATCCGCCTGGGCCACCAGTACCATAGCTTGACCATTGACCAGCGCCACCACCAGAGTAGCCACCGCTTCCTCCAGCATTTAGACCGCCGCCGCCGCCGCCGCCAAAACCACCCATTGGGCCACCACTCCAGCCCCAGCGAGTATCTACATACCCTCCACGACCTCCAGCAATGAATGATTGAGGACCGTAGTTACCTGAGTCATTGTTCTGACTTCCACGGTACCCAGCTCCGCCACTTGAGTGATAATTTCCTCCAGCATTTCCACCGCTACCGCCGCCACCACCAGTTCCATAACCACCTGTTGTACCGTTCTGAGTATTACCGTTTGCGTCTTGACCAGTTACATAACCAAAGTTATAGCTGTAATAGTAGAACGACGGGCTTCCTCCGCCACCAGCAATAACTAAAATATCTGAGTCAGCACTTCCAGATTCTTTAACAACGAAAGTTCCTCCAGAACCACCACGAGCGTAGTGCGGCCATCCTTGACTACCGTTACCGCTACCCATACCGTGTCTACCGATCATAAGACGAAGAACTTGTCCTTGATTAAGGACAAAGTCACCACGAGTATAGGCACCGTAACCGCCGTACCATCCAAAATAGTTGTCATACAGTCTACCTGGACCGTTTGCTTGAATTCTATATGTACCAGCTTTTGGAACTGTCCAATAAATTGTTCCTTGGTTTCCTGGCATATTAATGTATTGAGATGCCCAGCTTGGATTACCAGCTGCAGATCTAGCTTCGTTTACGTTTGGACCACTATGTTGATCTCCAGCAGGGCTGAAAGTAACGGAAGAGAATTGATATAACTGCGGAGCTGGATTAAACTGGAATGTAATTGTCTGAAATGCTGTAGATCCAGCAGCGTCAACAACAGTTACAGTAATAACTCTACCTGGAACAGGGATAGCTTCTGTAGGTGTACCAGAAATAACACCTGTCGATGTGCTAAATACAAGTCCAGTAGGTAAAACTCCACCAGTGATAGAGAAGGTATATGGTGCAACAAGACCTACTGGTGTACAAACTGTAGGGGTGATAGCTGAGTAAGTAAAAGTTCCTTCTCTAGCCTGTGTTAAAGGCTGAATTTCACCGATAGTCTGGTTTAGTTGAAAATTATGAGCATCGTATACTTGAGAAACAAAATAATACTCTTTGTTCTGATCTTCTGAAACAACTTGGAATTTATCTAGTTCAGAAGGTGCAGCGTATCTCAACATATCGTATTGAGTGAATCCATTATTTTTAAGATGGAAAATGTCTTTGTCTAATGAAATACCAATACTCTTAAATGTCTGTGTTCCTGTACCACCAGAGATACTGGTAATAACAGAACCAGTAGGGGTGGCTTTTAGTGTCATAACGTAGTTATTGTTTCCTAGATTAAATATGCTATCTATCCAATAAGTAACGTTATTACTTAGTCCAGATGCCGCAGATCCTGTAGTTGTATATAGAAGCATTGAGCCTGAATACCAAGGAAGTGTAACTGTTGAAGATAATGAAACGTTACCTGCACTGTAGTTAGTTACAGTTCCAGTTGCTCCTTCAGAGTTTGATCCGTCAAATGCTTGAGCCTCATCATTTACGATAGTTATTGTTGTCTGTGTAACAGGGTTAATATTATTTCCAGCAAAAACACGAGCTTGGTTAGCAAGCTGGAAAGTTCCAGTCATTGAAGACTCTAAATTGATAGGAGTGCCGTCTGGAACTGCGCTAACTTGAAAAGTGGATGTAGAAGTTCCTAAAGTATCTATAGTTTTTAAATAAACTACTCCTCTAGGATTAGTAGCAAAATACCCTGAAGAAGTTTGAACATCGTAGTATAAAGGAGTTCCTAAAGTTTTTCCAGAAAAATTCTCTGTTCCGTGTGCAACTGTAATTGTCTCTGCATTAACGTTTACAGATGAAATTGTGCTTACCACTCCACCAACAACTGCACTGTTAGACCAATCAATATTGATTGTTGTAAGTGTGTTTGATCCATCAAATGTCTGAGCTACTGCACTGTTAGATGAGTCAAAAGATTTTGTTTCAGTATTTGCTGAAGCAAATTCTTGAGCAATAGTAGAGTTCAGGTTTAGAAAATAAAATGGTGTATTAACACCAAAACCGTGAGTACTTTCTGTTTTTACAGTTAAAGTAGATACAGGCTCTCCATCAGTGGTGATTCCATCGCTAGAAGAGATTCTTAGCTGAGAGCCTTGAAAGAACTCACCTGTAATAATAGAAGAATACAAATCTTCAATAGAAGAAGTTGTATCTTGATTATCTTTACATAGATATGTGAAAGTAGTAGCGTTTGGGATAGAGTTAATAATGTAAGCGCCATCAGCTGTAATTGATTTAGTTCCAGATACGCTAATAGGAATACCAACAGAAAGGTTATGCGGTAAACCTGTTACAACAGTAATTTCACGAGTTCCATCATTAGTTGTGATAGAAATAATGTCTGGAATAGTTGTATCACCGCTCTTTGAGAAGAACGATGGGGTGTTGTTGATAAGCTCAACTGTTTCCCACTTAGTAGGCTGTAGACCGTATTCAAAGTCGGTATCAATTAGGTTTTCAGGGGTCGAAACACGGAGTTTCGTTACTGGATCAATAAACTCCTTTGGAAAGGAGATTTCTCCGCCTGAACCTGAACCTGATGAGCTACCGCCTAGAAAACCTGGCATCAGCAAATACCTCTTTCGAAAAGCGTCTTATGTATAGACAGAATAGCATTAAAACTAAAACTCAATTTTTTAAAATTCATATAATTAAACCCCTAGCCACCATGAAATGGATGTAGCAAAGGAACCTTGTGCACCCGTTGCACCAGTAGGACCTGTCGATCCACCCTGAGTTTCAATAAAGACTCCATTGTTGTAGACGTAAGTTTTTGCATTTTGAGTATTAAACCAAGCGTCTCCGTTTACAGATGTTGAAATATCTGGTTCATTTGCAGAAGCTGTAAATTTACCAACTGGTCCAGTTGGTCCTGTAGGACCAGCGACTTCAGACTGAGGTCCAGTTGAACCTGTAGGACCTGTTAATCCTCTTGGTCCAGTTGGGCCTTGTGGTCCAGTTACATTTGACGCAGCACCTGTAGGTCCAATAGGGCCTCCTACGGGTCCAGCAACATCTGAAACTGGTCCAGTTGGTCCCTGAATACCTTGTGTACCAGTAGCTCCTTGAGGCCCTGTAGCACCTGTAGGTCCTTGAATACCTTGCGGTCCAGTTGGTCCAGTTGGAGTTACACGAAGAGCTTCCCAAACAAGACCAGTCCAAACCCAAGTTTGACCGCTGACTGTAAACTCTTCGCCAACAATAACTGGCGTAGGAAAATCTATGGCTGCCACTTGGTTTATCCTTTCTTGTTAATTATTCGTATTTTATCAGTGATTAAACTTGAGGTTCTTGGATCCCAGAGTTTTTTAAATTTACATATGCTTCGGCCCAGTTAATTGCAGCAGACAGTGACTCCCATGGGCCGCTTTCATCGATCACGTTGTCCCCGTGGAGAATTTTCACCATAGGTCCATTTTCTACAATTATATAGGAAAACATTATATCTTATCTCCTTATACCGAATAAGTGATTCTGCCAGAGGAACCAACAGCTATACCAACATTATTAGATATGTAAACTCCATTAATTGTTGATGTACCAAAGTTGCTAGATCTTTGAATCCATGTACTTCCATCAAAAGAAGTAGCTAGTTTTCCACTTGCACCTCCAGCAATGTAAGTACCATCTGGAGATATAGCTACAGCTCTTACTGTAGATGCACCGAATGTGCTGACAGGGAATGTTTGAGTCCAAACAGTTCCATTATCAGAACTTGCAAATTTACCAGCTTCGCCAGCTGCAAAAAACTTTCCACCAGCTGTAGCAGTAATTGCAAAAATACTACTTGTACCGAAACTAGAAGTTCTTTGAGTCCATGTAGTTCCATTAGTTGATGTAGCAAGTTTTCCGTCATAACCTACTGCAACAATAGTATTATTTGAAGCCCAGAGGCCGTTTATATAAGTAGTGCCAAAAGATGAAGTTCTTAATACCCAATTAACCCCATCTATAGATGTAGCAAGTTTTCCAGAACCACCTGCTGCTATCCATAATGAAGCTGAAGGAGAGTAGGTAACTGCAAGAATAGGAGTTGCACCAAAACCAGAAGAACGGCTTGTCCAAGTTATTCCGTCTGTAGATGTTGATATTCTTCCAGAACTTCCACCAGCAACATATTGATTGTTTCCATAAGCCACACAAAACACGCTACTTTCTCCAAACCCGCTGTTTCTTTGGGTCCAGTTCTGTGTGTCGGTGGATGTAGCAATTTTTCCGTTATTACCTGCAACTACATATTGATCTAGCGATTGATTGTAATTTATTGCATTGATATTTGATAAACCAAAACTACTATCTGCAACAGCTGTCCACGTTACTGGTGTAAATGGAAAAACTAAAGTAGCATGCATAGCATGAACAGATATAAGCACATTACACCGTCAAGTTTCCGCTTAACAGCCACTCATTTGTAGCAAGCTTAATTAGTGAACCTACAGCATATCTTGCCTTAGTTGTAATTCTTGTTCCTTCTGATCTAAGAAGAACTCCAGCCTGTGCTTTTACAGTTACTTGACCGACTCCTAGTTGAGTAAAGACAATTTGAGTTCCAATAGGGAATGTATAACCACTAAACCCGTCTAAAGGAATAGTCAAATCTACTGGAGAAGAGCTATTCATTTTTACAATTCGTGCAGCATCTCCAGAAGTTAAAATTGTTGATACTAGATAGTTTGATCCAGTTAATTCATAATTAGCTGGGCCAGTAGCACCTGTAGGACCTGCTGGACCTTGTGGTCCTGTTACAGATGGTCCAGTTGGGCCAACAGGACCTGGCACTGTGCTAGGAGCACCTGTTGGACCAGTTGGGCCTAGAGGTCCTACAGGACCTTGAGAACCAGTTGGACCAACAATTTGTCCCGCACTAATCCATGATGAACCAGTCCATATATACAAATTACCATCTGATTGAACAATATAAGCATCATTTACAGTATTACCATTTAAAGGAAGTTGAGAGAAAGTAGTTACAGTTCCTTTAACTGTAATTGAAGTTCCTTGTGGGCCAGTAGGACCGATTGGGCCAATCTCACCAGCTCCAAGACCTAAGCGCCATGATCCATAAGTATTACCGTCACCGTTGACTTTATCTACTTGTACAGTTACTGAAAGACCAACTATTGTAGTTATTAAGCCTTCCATAAAACTACTTGGAACTGCTACGCTAGAAAGACGAGCTCTGTTTCCTACTGTAAAAGCATCAATTTTATTTACTACAAAAACAACAGGGCCTTCTTCAATAGTAAGAACGCTAGAAGATGTAACTCCTTGATACCCAGCTCCAGTTGGACCTGGCTCTCCCTGAGGTCCTGTTACAGATGGTCCAGTTGGGCCAACAGGACCGGGAACTGTACTTGATGCACCAGTAGGACCTGCTGGACCTGCTGGACCAGTTGGCCCTGGAATAGTAGATGCTGCACCTGTTGCACCTGTAGCACCAGTAGCACCACGAAGACCTACTTCACCTTGAGGACCAGTAGCACCAGTTGCACCTGTTGCACCTGTTGGACCAGTTGGACCGCCAGAAGGACCAGTTGCTCCTTGAGGTCCTGTTGGGCCTGTAACTGATGGACCAGTAGCGCCAGTAGCTCCAGCTGAACCTGTTGGTCCAACGAATCCACGAGAACCAGTTGGTCCAGTCGCTCCTTGAGGCCCAGTTGGTCCAATTAATCCTTCTTCACCTTGAGGACCAGTTGCACCTGTAGCGCCAACTGGACCAGTGATGCCTTGAATACCTTGTGGTCCTGTAGGACCAGCTGCTCCTGTGACTCCAATTATTCCTTGAGGACCTGTAGGACCAACTACATATAAACCTTGTGGTCCAGTTGGTCCAGTGTTTCCTTGTGGACCAGTAGCACCTGTAGGTCCAATTGCACCTGTAGGGCCCAAAGCTGTGCTCATAGGTCCAGTTGCACCCGTTGGGCCAGTAGGTCCAGCTGCTCCTACTTGACTAGAAGCAGACTCTACCCAGTAACCATCGTAATAAACATAAATTTTTCCAGTTGCAGAGTTAAACCATGAATCACCAACATCTGCAGATCCTGGAGGTGTATCAGCAACTGTTGAGAAAACCCCTGTAGGACCTGTTGGGCCAGTTACATTAGATGCGGCTCCCTGCGGACCAGTTGGTCCTGTAGGACCAGCTACAGATGAAACTATAAGGTTCCAAGAAACCCCATCCCATTTCCAAGTCTGAAGTCCAGAAGTAAAAACTTCATTTAACGAAGGAGCGTTTGGGAAATCAATAGCTGCCATTTATTATCTCCTTATCCTAGTACTGATTCGTATTGGAAAGAGATCAAAATTTTATCGTTACTGCTGAATAAAAATGGAGTTTCATGACCAGCTGGTGTTCCTTCATCAAACGCTGCTGACTGTCCATGAATAAAAAGTTCTATTCTGTCTGCTTGGTTATTATTAAATATAACTGTTCCAAAATAGTTAACACCTGGACCTTCGTCACGCATAACAACTTGTCCTATTGGTTGAAAATTTTCTGTAACTCCATTTGCTGGAAGAGATAGTCTATAAATTCCAGTACCTCTAATAAAACCAGAAGTACCAGCAACAACTCTGATCTCACCAAAAATTGTTGCTCCAACATTCATATATCTACCAGTTACAGTGCTATTACCTAAAATTGGATTAGATACACTTCCAGTCCAAATAGGTGTATATGTAGTCCATGGAGATATTGCAAAACTACCAGTTGCACCTGTTGGTCCTGTAGGACCAGGAATTATAGATGCAGCACCTGTTGGACCTGTTACTCCTGGACCAGTTGGACCAGTTGGACCAGTAGCACCGATAGCAGTTGAATCTAAACCTGCAGGACCTGTAGGTCCAGTTGGACCAACAGCGCTAGTACGAACTAAGCGCCAGGCAGTACCATTCCATCGATATGTTTGAATACCGTTTGTGTATTCTTGATTTAGCGTTGGGTTGCTTGGAAAATCAATAGCTGCCATTTGTCATTTCCTCCTTAAACCGCATTCGCAATGAACGTGCCATTAATATGTATTGTAGAAGCAGATGTAAGTGTAGCTGGAGCTGCTCCTGTTAAAGCTGTTCGTTGACCATTTGTAGCCATATAATACAAATCAATAAATGCTGAACCAGACAAGTTGTTAGCTACAACATTATAGGTTGCACCAGAATAACCACCAGCAACATCTACTACACCAGTGTACATAAAAGAGAATCCAGTTGCAGGAATGAATGGCAAAGTTAATCTATATTGACCAGTGCCGACGCTTGAAACGTTTGAGAAATCAACTCTAATACTAAACGTTACATGATCTCCATATCTAACATATCTTCCATTTGTAGGTGTTCCAATATAAGTCAATCCAGTACCAGACCACACTGGTGTGTAAGTTGTAGTTGCTGGTTCGCCTACTGGACCAGCTTCTCCTGTAGGGCCTGTAGGACCAATCTTATCGACAATATCAATAACACCAGCAATACTTAAATCTGTAACATCTTGATAAACAATTTGTGATGGAGCATTTAGAGGGACTTCATATACAATAACTTTATCTGCGCTAGACAAGTTACGACCAGCGGTTGTTGAGTTATTTGTTGTTCCTGGAACTGTAGATGTAGATCCAGAAGTCAAACGAAGTGCTAAAGAGTTAGTAACTAGTACGTTACTTACATCAAAATACATTCTTTCGCCACGAACTGCTGTAAGAGTTGGGTTATCTCCAATTAAACCAGCAACAGTAAATGCACCATTATCACCAGTTGAGGTAATAAAGTAAGTAACACCACCTCTAGGACCTGTAGGGCCAGTAGTACCTGTAGGGCCTGTTACTGTTGACGGTGCACCAGTAGGACCAGTAGGACCTGTTACTCCTGGACCAGTAGGGCCTGTTGGACCAACAATTTGTCCTACATTGTCCCAAGCTGATCCAGTCCATACATATAAATCTCCATCTGAATCTGCTACACGAGCATCATTAATAGAGTTACCTAAAGTTGGAAGAGCACTTGGGTTAGTAACGCTTGGGCGCATTGTTATGTTGACACCCTGTGGTCCAGTAGGACCTGTTACTCCTGGACCAGTTGGACCTGTTGGACCAACTACAGTAGAAGGTGCACCAGTAGGACCTGCTGGTCCAATTAATGCACCAGCTTCGATCCAACCATTATTAGCTGTATAAATATAAATTGTGTCTTCTGCATAAATTACATAAAAATCACCGACTGCCCCTACGCCAGACCCAGCTCCAGCTATAAAGTCTGCGTATGTGTTGTAAAAACCTTTAGCCTGTGATCCCAAACCTTGTGGTCCAGTTGGTCCAGTAACAATTGGACCTGTAGCACCAGTACTTCCAGTCGGTCCTGTTACACCTTGAATACCTTGAGGACCTGTTGGACCAGTAGGGCCTACAGCACCTTGTGAACCTGTAGGACCTGTTGCTCCACCAAATTCTGTAGTACCTACTTCAACCCAGTAGTTGTCGTAGTAAATATAAACAGCACCAGTTTCAGTTTCAAACCAAGTATCTCCTGGAGTTGCTCCAGTAGGTGCGGTTGCATATGCTGGTACAAACTCTCCTTGCATACCAGTTGGGCCAGTTGCGCCTGTTGGACCTGTTGGTCCGAGAGGACCTGTTGGTCCAATTGGTCCTGTGACATTTGAAGGTGCTCCTGTTGCACCTGTTGGTCCTGTAGGACCAGTAATACCTTGAATACCTTGTGCACCTGTTGGTCCTGTAGGACCAGTTGGGCCTGTTACTTCAGGACCAGTGGGACCTGTAATTCCTCTATAACCAGTTGGGCCTGTAGGTCCTGTAGGTCCAGTTACGTTGCTTGCAGCTCCTGTTGGTCCTGTTGCACCAACGGCACCTGTTGGTCCAACTGGTGCGGCACCTGTCTCAATCCAATATGAATCATAATAAACATAAGTCTTGCCATTAGCTGTATTAAACCAAGCATCACCATTGTCTGGGCTTACTGGTGGTGTATCAGCAACAATTGCAAAGTTTCCAAGCTCACCTTGTGAACCTGTTGGACCAGTAGCACCAGTTGCACCTGTTGGTCCTAGTGGACCAGTAGGACCTTGAATATTTCCAACATTGTCCCACTCGCTGTTAACAGCATCCCATACATAAAGATCACCAGATACTAAATAACCGTTACCTGATTGTGGTTGGGTGTATACAGTCCAACCGTAACCTGCACCAGGTGCACCACCAACAGTCCAACCACCTGTAGCAGCAAGAATCCAAACTTGTCCTACATGTGTAACTAAATCATAAAGTCCGTAATAAGCAAAGTTATCCCAAGCTGCAGGTGGAGTTACATATGTTGGGTTTGCAGCAATAAGAGTTGCTTCGTCTGGATACGATCCAAGGATTGTTACACCAGTACCTGGCGTACCTGTAGGACCAGTGACACCTTGTGAACCTGTAGCACCTGTTACACCTGTAGGTCCTGTAGGACCCATAAGACCAGTATTACCAGTAGGACCTGTAGCACCAGTAGGACCAGTAGCACCAGTAGCTCCAGTGACACCTTGAATTCCTTGCTCGCCTTGTGGTCCAGTTGCACCAGTTGCACCAGTTGGCCCTGTTACACCTTGAATTCCTTGATCGCCTTGTTGTCCAGTTGCACCAGTTGCACCAGTTGCTCCTACTGCACCAGTAGCACCAGTAGCACCAGTTGCACCAGTAGGACCCGCAACAGTTGAATCAGCACCAGTTGGTCCTGTTACACCTTGAATACCTTGAATACCTTGAGGACCAGTTGCACCAGTTGCACCAGTTGGTCCTGTAGAGCCAACTGCTGTTGAATCTAAACCTGCTGGTCCAGTAGCACCAGTTGCACCTGTCGCACCCGTTGCACCTGTAGGGCCTGTTACTGTTGACGGTGCACCAGTAGGACCCGTAGCACCAGTTGGTCCTAGTGCACCAGTAGGTCCAGTCTCACCTTGAATACCTTGAGGACCGATATCGCCAGTTCTTGCAAATGTAACAATGATGTCTTCATCATTTGAGAAGCTTGTTGCAAGACCGCTTACATAAGAAACTGGTACACGGAAGTATCCAGTCTGCTCGCTAATTGATCCTGTGATTGTAAAAATAGCAAAGTCGGCAGAATCTAACTTATTGCTAATCCGCATATGACCCTTAATTGGATTTGTCGAGTCATCAATAGTGCGGAGGAATGCTTGAATATCAGTTGCTCCATCGACTTCATCATCGATGAACATATATGTTGCAGTTTGAATATCTGATTGATTAAAACGAATCTTTCCAGAACCTGGATCTGATTCTGTAGTTGTAGAGCTAAACGTGTAATCAAAAGTTGCTCCACCAAAGTTACCTGCAGGACCTGTAGCACCAGTAGGACCAGTTACACCAGCAGCACCAGTAGCACCTGTAGGACCAGCTACGTTACTTGCAGCTCCTGTCGCACCTGTTGGACCAATATCTCCAACGTCACCCTTTACACCTTGTGCTCCTGTTGCTCCCGTTGGTCCAGTTGCACCAGTTGCACCAGTTGCACCAACACCTGTTGCACCAGTAGCACCTGTAGGACCTGCTGGACCTGTATCTCCAGTATTTCCTGTTGGTCCAATTGCACCAGTAGGACCTGTCGCTCCAGCTGGACCAGCTACTGTGCTGGCAGCACCAGTTGCACCAGTTGCACCAACTGCACCAGTTGCACCAGTAGGACCTGTATCTCCAGTATCACCTTTAACACCAGTTGCACCGGTTGCACCTGTTGCACCAGTTGCACCTGCTGTTCCAGAACTTCCTGTTGCACCAGTAGGACCTGTTGGACCAACTGCACCTTGTGCACCTGTAGGACCAGCTACGTTACTTGCAGCACCAGTAGCACCAGTTGCACCAGTAGCTCCTGTCGCACCAGTTGCACCAGTAGGACCTTGATCACCGACATCACCAGTTCTAGCAAAAGTGACTAAAACATCATCATTAGAAGAGAAAGAACTTGCAAGTCCACTTAAATAAGTTACTTCAACTTTAAAATATCCACTGTCTTCTGTGTAACTATCAATAGAAAACATTGCAAAATAATTTGCATCTGTTTTTCTTGCAATTCTAAAATGTCCCTTAAGTTGGCTTGTAGAAGCCATAATTGTGCGTAAAAGATTTTGAATATCAATTGCACCATCTTGTTCATCATCAATGAACATATAAGATGCTGCAGATAGATCAGAGTTATTAAACTTAACTACTCCAGAACCTGGATCAGAATCAGTAGTGTTGGTGCTAAATGTAAGATCAACAGTTACGCCACCAAATTGTCCAGCGGGACCAGTAGCACCTGTAGGACCTGTAACAGTAGATGCTGCTCCTGTCGCACCAGTTGCACCAGTTGCACCAGTAGCACCTGTAGGACCTGTAACAGTAACCTGTAGGACCTGTAACAGTAGATGCTGCTCCTGTTGCACCCGTTGCTCCAGTAGGACCGACAGAACCTGTTGCTCCAGTTGCACCAGTTGGACCAGTAGAACCTGTACTTCCAGTTGGTCCACCTGCAGGACCTGCAGGACCTGTAGGACCTTGAGGACCTTGAGCGCCAGCTAGACCACGAGGGATATCTGTTCCGAGAGGAGAAGTTGTTACAGGCTCAACTGTGTCAAGCTTTGTAATATCTACATCTGTTCCATCTCCAGTTGGAAGATAGAATCTAAAACTATATGGACGAGCACCCTTAATACGAACCGTTGCTGTGTAATACCAACCACGAGGACTAAGATCTAAATCATCTGTGCAAGGCAAATCAATTGTAAATTCACCAGCTGCATCTAAAGTGACTGAAATTGGGGTAGAAAGAATGGTAGCGTCGTTGGCATCTTCAATGCGGTGAGAGGGGGTAAATACAACTGTTCCAGAAGCAGCAAGACCACTGCTCTTTAAGTATTGCCCAAAGACCGTTCTCACACTGACATCATTGGGATATGACATATTTGGCGCTCCGTGTCGTGAAAAACTTGAGTAAGAGCTGCACTGGTAACAGCCCTCTGGTCCAAGTTATATTTTACGATAGTTTTTGTACATTGACCTGAAAAAATCAACATTTACAACCCTGCTATCTAGGGAGTTTTACCACGCTAAGATCTCTTCTTGGGTCGTAACCATTACCGATGACCATTGTAAGCAGTCCTGGCTGTGCTTCTTTCCCTGTTTTATCTCTGAACCAGTCAGAACCGCCATCTAATGTAGGAGCCTGAACCCAAAATCTAGATCCATAGTCCATGCATCTAAAGTTGTGATAGTGCCCCGAAATCCACAAATCGCAGCCGCCGAGAGGCGTTTGTCCTCCACTTTGTCCGTCTAAATACTTCTCCGTTGAGCTCGATGTATTGCCAGCTTGGTGTCCGTGAAAGAGTCCAAGCATTACACCATTGATATTTACGGCTAAAGTTTGATGACTTTTAGCAGGGAATCTAAACTCTACATGACTAAGATTAGGATTTTCTGCACATATGTCTTGTACAGAACTAGCAATCTCTGTATTCCACCCATCTGCTGGGTCAGCAACAACTTGTCTAGTTGATTCATCGTGATTTCCATTTACAACTGGAACAATCATCTGTTCGCAGTATGGACTAAATGCTTTTATTTGAGCCAACAAAAGTCGTCTAGCCACTCTTACTTGCTCTGTAATACCTAAATCTGATGCTGCCTGTCCTTGCAGCTTTCCGTTCTGAGAAACTATTCCTTCAACATGATCGCCTGGAAGTGCTAGAACAATTGTCCCTATCTTTCTTCCAATTTTTCTTAATTCTTTTAATCTTTCAACTGTTATATCAGTTCCACGAAGAGCTCTATCAATAATCTCCGCTGTACCGCTATCTCCAACTCTTTTACCTATCTGCTGGTCACTAGCAACGACCATGTAAGAAAGCTCTCCTGTAACACTTCCAACTGCTTTCGTTGGCTTCCATTTCATTAGTTGATTACATAAATTTTCTACGTCTGCTTTTGATTCTGACTCAGCTGTTCCTACTGGAACTAAAGTTAGCTTAAATGACTCTAACCATTCTCCATTATATATTTGCCATTTTCCCTTTTTTAAATTTCTTACTTCCCAGTTAGATGGATCTAAATCTGCTTCTTTCAAAAGCTCTGCTGCGTCAGGAATTTCTTTTGCTGCTTTTCTTGGGGTAGAGACAAAGTATCCACCTTCCTGATCTATTTCTAATCTAGGTCGCCAAGCTTCTGGAGTTTGATTTGATCGTGAGTCAGACCCTGAAGGGCCAGGAGAGACTAGCTCTTCAAGTTTCTTTATTAATTCTGACATCAAGATGCCTTTATTACTTTGTTAGAAGCTTTTCTCATAGATCCATCTCCCCCTGTATAACATCTGCAAGCCTGAGCTCTATGATGACGAATGGAAGCAAAGGCAATGTCATAACCTTCACTGATTAATATCTTGTGTAGTTTTGTGTTGGGTATTGTTCCTCTAACAGACTTTGTTGAAAATATTAATTCCAAAGCCTCTTTATCTTCACCTTTAAGGCTTTCTAAAATTACAGAAACTCCGCATGGAAGTCCTGGCCCAGTCCGAGTTGCTTCTTTAAGCTTTTCTGCAAGACTCACGGTAATTACTCCTTAGGTTTACTGTGTAGATAACCCTAAAGTAAAACTTAACTTAACAGGTAATCTAGCAGGAAACCCTACCACCAAAACAAGAAAAAATGCTTAGGTTGTGGCTGGGCGTGTCGTGGTTATGTGAACTGATTTAAAATTCTATAATTAAGAAGCTTTTCTAACCCTTGGCTTCTTTGGCTTTTCTACTGTTGCAATAAGTAGATCTTTAATAATACCCATTTCTGCTTTAATCTCTGTCTGACAACTTGCAATTGCATTTACTTGATCTTTGAGCGAATCTCCGCCATTTTCCCAAAGTTGATGCTCTACTCTTGACATGCGGTCAGAAAGTGTTTTACCTTGAGCATCTACTCCGATAGCTTGGTCTACCCTTTTAGCAATTTTATATATACTGAACATAAAAGCTCCGACACCAGTAACAGTGCCAATAACTAAAAGTACCGTAGACATAATTGACATATCAGACACCACTAAGCTCCTATAGGACGATTATCCCTTATAGGGACTATAGAGAATTATATACCTTTTAAAGCCTGTTTAGTAGAATATTAGAGGACAGGGTATAGTTGGGGGGAAACACCAAACACCCAAATACGGAGCTTCTTTCTTTTAGCTGACTCTATTGGTATGGTTACCCAAAATTGGAAGGGAGCGATTTAGTGACAACGGGATCTGAAAGATTTCAAAAAGCAGTACATTGGTATTCATCTCAAGGATGGCAGATTCTTCCGTGTCACGGAATTGTCGAAGGTCGTTGTACATGTGGTCAAAAGCATGAAGAATCAAAAGATATTGGAAAACACCCAGCTATAAATGCATGGAATAGGGAATCAACTTCTGATTTAGCAAAATTAAATTCTTGGTGGGAATCTAATCCAGAATACAACATTGGTGTTAACTGTAAAACTTCTGGTTTTTTTGTAATTGATATTGATCCACGTTCTGGTGGAGAAGATTCTTTTGAAAAATTTGAAGCGTATGTAGAAGGAGCTCTTCCTCCAACTGCAGAAGCTACTACTGGTAAATACGAAATTAATGGAAAAATAATTTATGGTCGTCATCTTTATTACAAGTGTGATGTTAGTGAAGATCTAATTGGGAATCTTTCTAAACTTGGTTTTAAAGGAATTGACATAAAGCACAATGGATATGTTCTTACAGCGCCATCTCGACATTTTTCTGGCGTAACATACGAATGGGTTAAAGGTAAAGAGCCTTGGAATATTCCAATTGCTGAAGCTCCAGAAGATTTACTAAAAGCTATTCGTAAAAGACAAAAATATATGACTGGAGATACCTCATACGAATCTGCTGACTGGGATTCAGTTAAAGGTATGGGTCTAGATATTGACAAAATTCTAGATGAAGGTTTGGTAGAAGGAGAACGAGCAGTAATGCTCCACAAGCTTGCTTGTGCTCTTGCTAATAAATTTGGAACTAAAACAGAAGCTCAACGTCTTGCTGTTGAAACTTTAATGATTAGATTTAATGCAGAAAAAGTAAAACCTCCAATGCCGTTAGAAGGACAAAACGGCCTTTTAATGCACACAAGACGTGCGATTAAGTTTGTTGATGATAATCCTATAATTGACAAAATTTGGCCTGGTGCCTCTCAGTATGCAAATAATATGATTGAAGATACTCGTAGAACTCAAAGGGCAAATACAGAAGAGTTAAAGCCTATGCTAGGTGTAGTCCAACCTGCTGAAAGTTTTGAAGATTACAACTTGCCAGGAACTATTGGTGGCAACGTTTCTGAAAATATAAGTAGCGGTATGTCTCTAGACGAAGCCTCATCTAATAAAGCTATGGGAAGTGTTTCAGATCAAGACGCTTTATCTGAAGAGGATAGGGGTCCAGACTGGAAGGGAAGATCACTTTCCGATACAGGTAATGGACGTCGTTTAATTGACTCTTTTGGTGAAGCACTGCGTTATACCCCTGGTCTTGGTTGGTTTACTTGGAGTAATGGTTTTTGGAAGCCTGATCAAGAGTCTTTGCAGATTCAAGAAATCTCTAAAAAACTTGGTTCGCTTATTGCATCTGAAACAAATCGATATAAAGATGCAGACGATCAAACTAAAATTATTCAGTGGGCTGCACAAGCAAAATCTGAAGCAAGACTGAAAAGTGCAATCAACAATGCAAACTCAGATCCCAGAATCAGAGTTGATGTAGCAAAGTGGGATCAGGATCCATATCTTTTAGGCGTGACAAATGGTGTTGTGGATCTTCGTACAGGAGAGCTACTACAAGGTAGACCAGATCTCTACATCACCAAACGTGCTCCAGTTGCATACACTCGAGGAATGACCAACATGCGTTGGCAGCAGTTCTTAGACTTTGCGACAGATGGAGACAAAGAGTTTCAAGACTGGATTCAGCGTGCAGCTGGATACTCACTTACTGGTTTAAGTCGCTATGACATTATGTTTTTAGTTTATGGACCTGCTGGCTCTGGTAAGAATACTTTGGTTGAAGCAATTGTTAAATGTTTAGGAAGTAGTCAATACGCATTTCCTCTTGACTCTAGCGTTTTGGCTATGGATGGAGGTTCATCTCGTAGTACAGACATGTATCACTGGGCTGAAATGCGTGGACGTAGAATGGTTTGGGTAGATGAGCTTCCAGACAATGAGCGCATCAAAGAAAACTCAGTTAAAAAATTAACTGGTTCATCTGAAATCTCTGCTCGTTCACCAGGAGAAAAGCCATTTACATTCCAATCACAAGCAAAGCTTTGGATTACAACTAACCACAGACCAATTATTACTGATGATGCAATGTGGCGTCGTATTAGGCCAATACCAATGATTAAGACTCCTGAGAAAGCAGATCCTGGACTAAAGGAATACATCTTCGATCCAGATGGCGCATTACCCGCTGTACTTTCTTGGTGCGTTGAAGGTGCTATTAAAGTTCTTGGAAGTGCTAATCGTGATGGACTCGGTTGGTGCAAGGTTGTTTCTGAAGCAGCTGAGATGTATCGTAAAAATGAAGATAGACTTGCTTTGTTCCTTGAAGAAGAAACACTTGTATCTGAAGGCGCAAATTGCACTGTTAAACAGCTATTCCTTCAATATCGTACATGGAGTGAGGATCGTGGAGAACGTCCTATGACTCAGATTGCTTTTGACCGTAAGATGCGTGAGCGCAGCTTTTTGGAATCCAAATAGCACCTCGTCCCGTTCCTATGGGTGGAGACGCTGATTGGAGTCTTTTGACTAGAACGGCTAGAACTCTTTAAATCACCTGCATAAAAATGCGATACCTTAGACGGTATGTATGAGTATCGTGTAAAAAAAGTTACAGGGGTAGTCGATGGTGACACCATTGATGTTGAGCTTGATTTAGGCTTTAACATTTCTTACTCCCAAAGAGTTCGTCTTGCTGGAATTGATACTCCAGAATCTAGAACTACAGATAAGAAAGAAAAAGCTTTAGGACTTGAATCAAAGCAAAGACTAAAAGATGTTCTTTCAAAAGCTCAGGTAATTGTCATTCGCACAGAACTTCCTGATAGCTCTGAAAAGTATGGCCGAATTCTTGGCTGGATATTTTTAGATGGAGCAGAAAAGTCAGTGAACGAAGCTCTAGTTGCTGATGGATATGCTTGGGGTTATTTAGGAGATACAAAAGTTAAAAACTTTGAAGAACTTTCTGCTAAAAGAAAGCTATCTAAGACTTAGGACTAAACACTCTAGCTCCACCGCCACCACCTCTAAATGGAGGTAGTCGTCTTGCGGATGGAGATTTTGCGGTAATGCGGCCACCAACAAAACCCTCTGGCGGTTTAATCATTAGTGCGGTAAGTGCATGCACTAGTGCATCCACACGG